GTATCACTAGGGTTGGAATCAATTATTCTACCATCAGTTCTGAAGATTAATTGATTCCAATCTTCTTTTGTTATTTCGTTTATCTCATTACAGAATAATAAGTTTCTTTTTCGACCTCTTAGCTTCTGTGGTTGATCTAGACTCACGAACTCTATTATATTTGAGTCTATTCTATATTCTGAATTTGTTTTATTATGTAAGGCCTCATCGTACAACTCTGACTTAATAAGTATATCTAAAAAGTCTCTCATTACTGTAGCTCTTAATGCAGGATAAGACTTTCTACATATTGTTATTATTTTGTTTGTGTTGTTATGACAGTAGTCAAAGATTATCCATAATAATATGTTATATGTTTTTCCGCTTCGCGTTCCGCCCTGCTCTATTATTATTTTCTTGTCCGATTGTAGAAGATGTTTATAGACAATATTAGTTTTTATCTCCATTGATTATTTTGACCTCAAAAGACTTCTTTTTAGTATCGTGTTTAATTTCTTGTTTAGTTCCATTAAGTCTGTGTGCTTCTTCTTTACTGCTTATCATTTTCATTGCAGCAATTTGTAACACAGGACTCGCATCTTGGTTTATCCAATTATTAAGTAAAGATACCTTTTTTGAAATTCTATTTTCTTCTATTCCCTTTTTTATAGCGTTAGATTCGTTAAGTTTTAGGTCATAAAAAGTAGGTTTGGAACAAGGTAAATAAGCAACTAAATGTTCTATAAACATTATATTGTGCTTCTCTATTGCTTCTATTGCTTGCTTTTCTAGTTCTTGTACATTATAGGCCATATACTTATATATCGAATTTTAATTAGCTTTTTAGGGCTTCTTTTATTTTTTTTGCAACTGCCTCTACTACATCTACTGTTACTGCATTACCGCACATCTTATACTGAAACCTCCTATTCCACTAAACAGGTCAAGATGATTCATTTGCATATTCTATCTTTTCCATACTGTCTACTAAATCAACCATTGTTTCTAAACTTTGATTGCTTAGGTAGTTTACTTTAAGCTTTATAAATTCTTTCTTCGCATCGTTGTTCATATCCTTTATATTCTTTGTGAGTATTGTTAGCCACTTGCCTAATGTCTTATTTGTAGTTAAGTATATCTCAAAAGAGTTCAATGCGTGAAGTACTGTAGAATGGTCAGAGCTTTTTCCGTTATCTTCAAAGAAGCTTGCAATCTCTTGTAACTTCATTTTCTTATACTTATACAATATAAAGATGAGTAGTGATCTTGCTTCCACTATTGGATTTGTTCTTGAGTTTTCAAATACATTAACTCCTGAAATTCTATTTACTTTATTTGCTATAATTTTTGCTGTATTCATAATATTTTTAATTGTCTTTTATGTTTATCTATTCGCTTCTTGGCTGCTTCAAAATAATCTTTATTTATTTCATAAGCTGTCAAATCAAAATTTAATTCGTTACAAGCAACTGCTATACTTCCTGAACCTAAATGTGTATCAAGTATTGTATCTCCTTTTTTTGCATAGTTTCTTAAAACCCAATGATACAAGCTTATAGGTTTTTGAGTAGGATGTATTGTACTTTCTTTGTATATACGTTTGTCTCCGTGATTAAAACCTGCGTTAGCACAAACAACCATTTTTGCTACCTTGTCAAAAGAAGTCCAGGCTAGTTCAAAATGTGAAAAATGAGTGCCTTGTAATGGTTGTTTTTTATCCCAACAAATCCAACCCCTGCTCTCAGGTAAATCATTTGTAAAATAATTGCCACCCCAAACAATTTGTTTTTTAGAAACTCTAAATAATTCTTTAAAATATAAACTACTTGGCCTTACATTGTCATAGATAATTTTTTCATCGTTTTCTGTATATCTAAAATTGTAACTGTTTCCTCCACCATAAGGAGGATCAACGATAGCCAAGTCAAATTGATTATCTGACATTTCTTTCATTGCCTCAAGGCAATCTTGGTTATAAATATTAATCATAATTTACCTTTTATAATATAATTATCTAAATCGTGTCCTTCTATAAAGAACTTCTCAAATATATCTAGGGCCTGTCTTGTTTTTCTTTGGCCTTCTAAATAAAATTCTTCACTACATTCCCATTCTGCAATATCTAGTGTTTGTTTGTCAATAACTAGAAACATAAATTTTTTGTAATCTACTTTGAATAAATTACAATACAAATAACATTGTACATCGTAAGAATATTTCTTAGCTGAATGAAAGAAGTTCTTGACTCCTCCTGTTGTAGTTTTTATATCTACTATTCCTCTATCACTTAATACATCTGCTTTGCCCCTAAAAGGGAATCCATCTATAATATCTAATGCAGGAACTTCAAAAGCACAATCTGAAATATGTTGTAAAGCAAATTCATTTCTTAAAAAAGCATCTGCTATTCTCTCTGCATTTTCTTTCTCGCTTCTTGTATATACTTCTCCGTATTTTGCCTTTGCCTCTTTATAAACTTTTGTATTCTTGTTTGCTACGTTTACATATATTTGCTCTTGGAACTTGTCAGGTTCTAAGATACTTAAGTGAACAAGTTTACCATCTCTCAAAGGTTGTGTTTCAGGACTTCCGTATTGTGTAACATTCTTATACTTCTTTGGACTATCCAATAATAATTTAAGTGAAGAAGAACTCAATACTAATTTACTTAGGTCTCCATAGTAGAAATTATCATCTACCATTTTTTTAAGTAGCTTATTTTTGTCGTATTCGTTTCCGTCTAGTAGTTGTATCATTTTTTGATTTTTCTATTATTAATTCTGTTTCAAGCAAATTCGTATAAGTGTACATTTGTTTTACACACTCTATATAATTGTTTAGCTTTTTCATTGTAGGAATGTCGTTTCGCTTCTGTGCATTTTCAAATGCCTCAGTCAAAGCTAGTCCAAGAAAGTTAAACGAACTCTCAAAGACTTGTTTCTGTGCTATAGTCATTGATTAATTATTAAAGTAACAATTATAGCTACTACAAATATTATTACTGCGAACTCTAAGGTCTTATAACATTCTTCGTGTTTCTTTGGGTCTCTCCCTTGATTGCTTCGGTATTGTCTTTGTTTTTTCATATTATTTTTTTTTCAATTATTGCTATCGTACAATGCTGCGAACCGCTATGGCCAAACACACAAAGTTCTTCTAATTCATAACCTCTTTTTTTTCCTAAAAAAGTTGAATGATAGCCAAAACTTATTACTCTATTTGATATTCTTGAACATTCATCTGCTATTAATTTAAACTTAGAAGTATAATTTCCTTTGTAAAATTCCATAGATTTTCTAATTGAATATGGAGGGTCTAAAATTATCGTATCATAAGTTTCAGTACAATTCTTTACAAACTCATAAACATCTTCATAAACATCAGCAATAGCATTTTCTTTGTCAATATCAACCCTAAATTCATCTATGTCTAATTTAGTTTTGCCTGAGAATAAATTAAGTATTTTTCCACAGCTAGCTCTATCTTCTACCCATTCTCTAATTTTTTTTACTTCAAATGTATATGCTCTTAAATTAGTTTTGATAAATGTTTGTTTCACTTTTTATTTGTTTTTAAATAATGTTGAACATACTGCAATCCTTTGATCTGTTTTCTTATACTCTTTGACCATTGTAGGATTGCTTAAACAACGTGTCATAAAGTCTTTTCTTGTTTCGTTTGGTTTTGGTTTTGGTAATGGCATATTAACAATTTTTAATAAATATACAAATTAATCTGGAACTACTATGCTAGCCATATCTTCAGTAAGCAAGTAGACTTTCTTCAATACTTTCTTCTTTGTCCATAAAGTCGTATCAGGACAATATAATTCTTTTACCTCTGGTAACTCTAAATAATTTAACCAATACAAATAAGTTCCTTTAGTATCTGAAACTAAATATAGTTTTACAAGCTCATCACTCATACCCATTAAAGCATCGTACTTATATTTTTCTAAAAGCTTTTCTTTATAGTATTTGTTTCTAAACTTCATCTCTAAAACGCACTCGTGGCCCTTCGGAGTAAGCCCTATTGCGTCGTAATGGTCGTAACCGCCTCCTGCCCATTTTAACTGCCACCCCTGAAACTCATTCATAAAAGTAACAACTGTTTTTTCAAACTTATGAATCCTCTCTATATCCATCGGCATACAGTTTGTTTATATCTTCAATCCACTTCTTCCAGGTTTTTCCACCATTACAATTACAAGGTTTATAAAAGTTATGTGCAAAATATTTTGAATGTAGTGTTGCGATTAGTTCTTGTTCTTTGATAGTTATGGTACTGCTTTTTACAGACCTGAATTGAGTCCATTTATCATATTCCTCCTTATTTAGTTTCTTTTCCATCTCTTGAGATTCCATTTAAAAAGTTTTTACGTTCTTCACATCCGCAATCTTCATAGCCTAATTTATTGGCTATCCAAGTTGCTATAGCTTTACCTTTGCCAAATGTGATTATATTAATTATTGTTTCTAATTTATCGCCTAGTTTCATATTACTTCTTTTAATATTGTTTTTACTTTTCTATAAGTATTGTATAAGGAATAGTAAGATATATTTGTTTTCCTTGATAGTTCGCTTATGCTAGTTCCTGATTCTAATATTTCCCATACTTGTTTATCGTACCAATGCACCTGTTCTAAAGCTTTCTTTACTTTCATATAAACTTCTTCATAGTTAGCATCTGTAATTCCTTTTAATTGAATATTCTCAAGATCAGTAAATGTGACCTTTAACTTCTTTCTCATTAAATCTACATAAAGGCCTCTCAAGATTCTAAAACAATAATAGTAATTTATATCTTCTCCGTAACTAAAGTCTATTCCTTTTTGTGTATTCTGTATAAGCTTCAAGTATAGCTGTTGAACTAAATCTTCTACCTCAGTTTCTCTAAGGCCTCCAAAAGACCTAGTTATATCTAACCATTTTTGGTGTCTGTCAAAAGCTTTCTCTACAGGTGTTTTCAAAATGGCATATTTAATTGTTCAACTATATTAGGTTTCTTTAATTCAGTAGAACCTAGTTTGAATCCTACATTGTTTACTATTGAACTTAAACATATAGGTTTGTCTAAACTTGTAGGTCTACCTCCTGTTTCTATTGATTTTACTTTTGCGACCTGGAGATAAGTATTAGGCCATAGTGTTGGATGACCTGTGTATCTATGACAAATTAAAAAATCATCACATCTATTCAAATGTTTAGAACCTCCTTCAACTGCAGCAGGACTTGGAAAAGCAGGATGACCTCCAAACTCGTGATTCGGTGGATGTAATCTTCTCATCGCTTCTGTGTTTGCGTGCATACATAACCAAATACTAACTTCGTTTTGCTGACAGAAAACTCTAAACTCAGACATTGCTTCATAATGATATTCGTGAGTAGAAACTCCTTGTAGCTTTGTTTTTTCTATTTGCAAACTATTATAAGGGTCTATAAAAAATCCCTGATAATCAAAGAAATCTTTGACATCGCCTGCAAGGTTAAGTAAACTTTTATAGTTGTATAAATTATGTATGTCAATAAACTGAAAGTGATTATATATAAAATCCACAGTTTTTTCAAATTCCTCATCACTTATTTTTTTAATAGGTTTGACGCAGATAAACTCTATAATCTTTTGAACTAAACTAAAACTTTCATTTTCAGAGCTGTACATTAACCATTTAATATTGTGCTTCAAAGTATATAAAGTCATTAAGTAAATTGCTATGTGAGTTTTACCTGAATTTGGAAAACCCATAATAATATTTAGGTTGCTGTGTTTAAATCTGAAATGCTCATCTATTTCAGGGAAACCAAGTTTCAAACCTTCGACAAACTTTCCTTGTCTAATGTCCTTGATTCTATCTATACATCTTTTAAAGTTTATTAGCATCTCGGTCTCTTACATAAATTAATAATAATAAATAACCGACAAGATCAAAGAGAGTATCTTCTGTGTCAGGAGTTATACCTCCCTTTTTTATTCTGCTTAGTTTGTCGTCTATTCGAGCTTTTAAGGCCTCTTGGGAATCTAATTTACTAAAAATATTAATAGGATTCTGACCTGACTCTCCATAGGCTTTATTTTTCTTTATTAGCATATCCGTTATATGCTTTGATAATTTTCTTATATCTTGTTCCATAGTCATAAAAAAAGGGGGTAAAAC